ACCATCAAGGAACCCCTTCAGGCCACCCTTGCGAATGTAGAACCCGTCACTACCTTCACCACCCCAAAACGTGAGGCCACCAATACGCACATTTGTGTCTGTCACCGCAGTTTCCTCAATTCAAAGTTCTGTCGAGCTGAAACAAGATCGGCAACTTCATTCGCATCGTTCGCAACCGTTGTGATCTGGATATTCGAGTTGACATCACCACGCGACTGACCGGCAGCAGCAAACCCGCCACCACCCGAACGCGACGCATACTGCACATCACGCCCAGACACGTAGCCGCCCTGCGCATACCCGCGAATCACACCACCACGGTGCATGTACTCGAGAGCACGCCGGTTCTCAGGGATCGCTGTTGTGCGTGCTGTAGACACCCATTCCTTGCCGTGAACAAACCCGACAGGGGCATCAGCAGGCGCATCACCGGTGTAACCGCCAGTAGCGAATCCCACCCTGTTGCCACCCTCAACCTCAATCTTCGGCGTGGTGTTGTTGATGTAGTTCATCGCAGCCTTGATGCGCTCAAGAGCAGCCTCAGCACCGGACGTTTCCGCAATCATGGTGAACTCTGCCTCGGACGGAATCGCATAGATTTTGTCCGCAAGGTTCTCGGCCTCTTCAGCAGTCGCACCCAAAGCAAGAGCACGGTCAATGACAGCCTTACGGCCAGCCTCGAGCGTGGTCTTGTAGTTGTCCGTTTTCCCGTCAAGGTCGTGCTGTGCTTCCGCAGCAGCCTGCGATTTGGAAGCCAAGTCCACGAGCAAATCTTCGTTATCTCGGCCAGCCTGAGTCGCCTGATTCAACGTGTTCGTGTAGTCAGCTACGCCATCTTCGTTCTCGTCCAACCCCTCAGTGGCCTTACGAATCTGCTCGTCAACATCTGCAAGCGCATTCTGGTAATTATTGTTAGCCGTTACCGCATCCTGACCTACCCCATTGGCTTCATTGATCGTGTCAATCAGGGTGCGCAGTTTGTCAACAAAACCAGCAGATTCGTCAGCCGCAGCAAGATACGCGTCAGCCGCATCAAGCGCGCTCGGAACCACCTTCTTGAAAGCAAGCTTCAGCAGCTCATTTGAATTCGCAGCCTCATCCGTAGATGTCACATTGATGCCAAGCCCAGAAGCCTGCTCAACCAACGCAGCCTTATATGCAGGCATTGCATCAAGTAGCTTCCGTTGCTGCTCCTTGCTCAAGTTTTGGCTTTCAGCGAGGCTACGGAACTGCTTAGCCGCAGCGGGAGCATCAGTAGACGCCAACGTTCCGAGCTGGTCACCCACCCGTTTGAGAGAGTCGAGCGCACCCTGCTGGTTCAGCGTCAGATTCAACCAGTCCTGAGCACCATCATTGGTTGCCTTGTTGAGCAGCTCAGGCAGTTCTTTCAGGCTCTCGTTATAGTCGCCCCAAAAAAACTGTTCAGTATCCGACCGACGCGATGCCGCATACAGCAAATCAGCAGCCGTAGCAGACGTTTCGAGCGCATTAGCAAGACCTTCAGCGGTAGGGACACCCGCCTTAATCGCCTTATCCAAAACCCCAATAGTGACCGCAGCAGCAGCCAACGCAATACCCCACGGGCCAAGGAGGAACCTTACAGACTTACCCATCGCCACACTCGACGCCGCGATAGCCCCCTGCATCCTCACCGCAGCACCAGCAACAGCCGGAATCTGCGAGGTAGAGAGAACGGTGAGCGCCAAGCTGAATTCTGCAATCTTCGGCACAGCAAGCAGGAATGCGCCACCAGCAAGAAGGACTACACCACTCAGGGCGGTCACACCAGCGACAGTCCCCTTCAGCGGGGCAGGAAGTGCACTAAACCCATCAGCCAACCCACCAACAGCGTCAGCCATAGCCGACACCACAGGGAGGAACACTTGCCCGAAATCAATTGCAGCATCCACAACCTTGTTGCGGGTAATCTCAAGCTTCGCCTCAACAGTCGAATACCGCTTAGCGGCCTCTTCCGTGAGCGCGTTGTTCTCCTTGAACGCAGCATTACCGGTGTCCATTGCTTCCGTGAACTGGTCACTCGCAGCAGCAGAACGCAACAGTGCGTCACGCATACGAACCTCAGTGATACCCAAGTTTTCAAGTACGCCAAGGGTCGAGGTGCCCTGAGCTTCAGCGTTCGACAAACCCTCCACAAACAGTGCAAGTGCAGCGCCAGGTTCCGACTCCCACTTCTTAGCGAAGTCCTCAGCGGAAACCCCCGCGGTCTTAGCGAACAGTTCTAACCGATCGCCACCCTTATCTACAGAGCTAGCGATGTCGATCATTACCTTCGAGATAGCGGAACCGCCAGCTTCAGCCTCAATGCCAACACTCGAAAGTGCTGTAGCGAGACCCAAAACTTCACCCTCAGACAAACCGATCTGACGACCAGCACCCGACAGGCGTTGCGACATCTGAACAATTTCAGCCTCAGTGGTCGCATAGTTGTTACCGAGCTCCACCACTGCGGAACCAAGGTTGGAAACCTGATCCTGTGAGGTGCCCATAACGTTCATAAACCGGGCAAGCGATGTCGCAGCTTCGTCGGCTGAGAGGTTCGTCGTTTCGCCCAAGTCGATCATCGTCTTCGTGAACGCAACAACAGAACCAGTTTGAATGCCGAGCTGACCAGCAGCCTCAGCAACAGCAGCGATCTCATCATGTGCAGCCGGCAAAACCTTAGTCAGCCCACGCAACCCAGCCTCAACCTCAGCCAACTGTTCAGGAGTACCCTCAACAGTTTTGGTTACACCCGTCCATGCCGACTGCCAACCGATTGCAGCCTTAGCCGCCAACGCCGATGCAGTGACCGCGAGAGCACCAGCGACGACCATGCCGCGACCAACAGACTCCATTGCACGGTTCTGTTCCTCGTACCTAGCTTTCGCGTCGGCAGCAGCTTTACTGGACTTGTCCGTTGCCCTTGCGGCCTGTTCCATACCCGCCACATAGTTAGAAACCTGTGCCGTCAAACTGACTCTTACGACCCGCTCAGCCATTGAAAACCTCCTGGGTGCTTGTGTTTAGATGTAGGGTGTGGAGCGTGACGGCGGCTATTCCTGCTTCTCGACCGTCCAGTACATTCCGTTCATGTTTGCGTCCGGTGAGTCCTTCTTGAACGCATCGATCGCATCCTGCTTGGCTTTCTCCGACCAGTTCGTGAACGGGCCATGCGGGACATACCGAAGCGGGTCGTCGTAGTTATTCGGATCAGCAGCCTCAGATGTCGCTTCTGACATCAACTCCCCATTGGGGCCAAGGTCACGCTTGAAAAGCTCGAGAGCAAGCAGAAGATCAACCTGCTCTGTGTCCCATTCGGGTTCCGCGATAACCACGACTGTTTTAATCCGGTTCCACGTCCAGGGCTTCCACCACACCACCGGCTCATATTCGTAGAAATGTTGTGGTGTGGGTTCCCAACCGTTTAGACGGCGGTGGGATATGCCGAGCTTTTCAGCAAGCCCAAGCTCGTCTCTTAGGCGGGACGATTCGCCAACTGTTTTTTTAGCGTGTTGATCCGCTCACCCGGTGCCCACTCATTGAGCTCATAGATTGCATCCATGACACGAATGAACTCGTGCCCGGTGATCGTGGCGAACAGATCCGCCCACTCATCAACTGCGGGGCCATCAGCGGTCGCGTCAGACACGATAAGCACAGTCTCTGTGCCGTCATCCTCAACAGCAACACCACACAGCGGGGCAGCCATCCGTGACGCCTGCTGCATGTTGTACCCATACGAACGGTCAATGGGTGCATCCAAGCGAACCGGGCAACGAGCGGTAATGTCGCCCCACTTGTCACCAGACAACTGAGTGAACCGCAGTGTGCGCAACGAGTCAGCGGATGCCTCAAGTAGCGCATCCAACTTCTCTTGCACCTTCAGTTCTTCCTCATTGACAGCAGACAGGCGAGGATCGTTTTCGGCTTTCGCTTTCGCGGCCTCAACCTCAGCCACCAACGCTGCACGCTTCTTCGCCAACCCCGGATCAAGAATGACCTGAACGTCTTTGGTGGGACGTGCGGAGGACTTCGCGGCAGCTAACTGCTCGCTAAATGTAGACATAACAAAACCTTTCACCGTTTCACCGTGGGGAAAGTTGAAACCTGCCGGGATGCACGGTGAGAACACCCCGGCAGGAGGATTTAGCTACGCAGCGACGATGCCCTCGACGGGAACGCCAGTGATGGAAACCTGCTGCTTGTACGTGAACTTTCCGGTGCCGTCGATCGGGCCGCGAATCTGTGGGCCGAGGGTGACAGGAAGGACACGAACAGCCTGCGCAACGGCAGCCACGGTCGCGTTCGGAACGTTGCGACGCTCAACAAAGAAACCCGCCTTGCTTGTTGCAGGTGCGGTCGGCTTCAGAACAACAGCAGCAGAACCAGCAGCGGACGAATCCACATACTTGATACCGTCACCGAACGTGTAAATGAGCGAGTCCAGGGACTCAAGGGGAGTCGTCAGCGTCAGACGGTCATCTGTCTGCTTGCCCTGTGAACCATCAATCGTCCACCCGTCAGGAGTGAGCGAGTGAGTGATGCGGTACGCGGTTGCAGCACCAATCTCTGTCGCGGCTTTCGGTGCGGCAGTGTCAGAGATAGCGGGAACCCACCAAATAACGGTGTTGCCCTTCTGGTCAATTGCTGGTGGAACTGTGTCGGCTACGTCAGCCATAGGAGTACTCCTTTTTGTGTCCCCCGTAGGCCGAGGGGTTTGAGTTTCCGGGCACGCCGGAATCACCGACAGGGTTTGCCGGTGAAGAATTAGGTGGAACTACGCGCGGGAGCTGGTTAGTGAAAGCTCAACGTCGATATAGAAAAGCGGTGGGCTCACGTTGTTGTCCACTTGTAAAGGGTTGGACGCATCGAAACCGAGCGGGCCACAATTGCGGCCAGCGACCGCAGGAACGTTCCCCACGGCCATGAAAACGCGACCAGCGAGTGTGCGTGCCCCGTCCGCTGTAACGGACACACAGCGCGCCGTGTAACCGTATTCAGCATCAGAATCAGCAACCTGTGGTGCAGTCAAACGGTCATCATCCAACGAGTCAGGGCCACCACCGAACAGAACAACATACGTTGCACGAACGAGATCGCCCGTCGAACTTGTCAGCACCGAATCGACAACCTGCACCGCACCCGGAACCTCAGCAACAATCAGGGTGCGCACGGCTGCAAAATGTTCTTGAATCATCACAACCCCGATCTCTTGAGTGTTTTATCTATGGCGATCTGGACACCCTTCTCGAGATCCTTCTCCGCAAACTTCTCAGCCTTCGGGCGGGCACGAGTAGGAGTAGCAGAAATGCCACCGGACGACTGTGGATCGTCGAAAATACCGAACGATGGAGTAAGACCGCCCTTACCTGTCAACCCGCCGTAGCGAGCCAAGTTAGGGCCAATCTCAGCAGAATAAACACCCTGCCCGAAACCGCCATACTCTTTCAGCTCGTAGTCAATCGAAGGGGCATACTGTGCGCCCATGACACCCTTAGCGGCATCCTTCGCCCACGACTCTTTCGTGTTCATCGCGGCCTGCTGAACAATCTGTGAGGCTTGCAAGTTGTCGATATTCGCAGCCTCAGTCAGATCAAGATTCAACTTGTCTAGTTCGCTAAAATCGGCACTCACGACAACGCCTCCAAAAGGAACCGTGCCGCCGTAGCCTGCGAACCATTAGCCATACCAGCCACACGATAAGTACGATTCACCATCGCCGGATTGCCTGTAGCGGCATCCACAGCGGTAACCTTCACCGTTGCGTCCGTGCGAATCAAACCAGCATCAGCCATCGGCACACTCAGGACTAGCGCCTGGTCTGCAAACGTCTGTGAAGCGGCTTGACGTTCAGACACCGCGTTCGACTTCGACGTGATGCGACACTTGCCGGCATACTGCGACTCCACCAGCGTTTCGATTGGCTGGAAAGTATCAGGATCAGTGGTCTCAGCGAACGTGCCGATCTCGCACAAATCCAACATGCGAGCCTCAGCCTGGATGCGCCCCAGCCGGACGGTGCCCGCAATAATACTCATCGGGTAGTCACCACCACAGTGTCACTCACACCGAACTGCTTACGAATCAACGCAATGTTCCGGTCAGTGAGCGCCATGCCGGTTGCTTCACCGGCATCGGCAAACGCAATCTTGAAGTCATCAATCGCAACCGACGACAAACCGCCCACGGTCAACCCCAACCCCTGCTCGATCGGCAGAAGCGCTTGCGACACAAGGACACAAGCCCAACGCTTCAACGACTCAGGCGCCGTAGCAAAACCATAAGTGAACGTCACATCTACAGGCACATCAGACGAAAACAAGAGGGTGGAATCACGACGCTCATAACCCACACCATCAGTGAGAGTCGCACCGCCCTGAACCACCAAATCAATACTGATAAGAGGCGGGTTAGGAATATCAACCCGCCCCCCATCAGGCCAAAACGTGACAGTCGAAGAGGACTGCGGGAAAACCTGCAACCCCAACACATCATCACGTAGATAGGTAGATGCGTCCCCAAGCAGGGTCGTGATCCAAGGCTGTTCCGGTGCCGTAAAAGTACGGTTCAGGCGAG